ACTATAGAGAACGTGGAAAATTCCATGCCCGACGAGCCTCATCGACAGCCATGTCTGGCCTTCTTTTGGCTAAAATTTCGGTAAAAATGGAATTTAGGCTAGACCTAACGCCACTAGCACGCTGTTCTTCGTTCTGTATTCCATAGGAATTGTATATGGCTTCAGAAATTAAGCGTTGAGTTTCGTTATTTCTGCTCTTAATTCGCTCCATCTGAGATTCAATATGAGACAAAATGTCATGCTGACCTGGGCTGGAGTAAGACGCGGATTTTGTTGAATAAATACCCTGCGCATCCTTGATAATCGCCGAAAGAACTGGCTTGATATCTTCATCCATTTGTTTATTCCAAGTATCAATAGGCATGACAGTATCTACATCAAGTCCGCCACTCATCAAAAGTTTGCGTGATTTTTGTCCAGCAACTTTTTCAAGCACAACACGTTGTTGGCGCTCAAAGAGACGTTCCAAACTTCTGTCAAGTATTTCTACCCAACGAGCAAGGTCGCTATCTTTTTCAAATAAATCATCCTTAAAGAGAATCTCCGAAGGGTCTGACATCTGTCCAAACCCACCTGGGGCTGCAGGGGCACCTGGGGCACCTGGCATACCTTGCGGCATTCCTGGCATACCTGGGGGCATTCCTGGCATACCTGGGGGCATTCCTGGGACGCCACCAGCAGCAGGAAGCATCCCTGATTCTGCCGCCAAGGCCCCAGCCATTGTATTGGGGTCCATTCCTGGGCCTCCCAGTTCTGCTCCTGGAGGCATCCCCTCTGCTCCTGGGGCACCTGGCATACCTGGTGGCATTCCCGGCATACCTGGGACTGGCATTCCGCCTTGTCCCGGAGGTGGGGGCATTGCCTTGGTGGTATTGGCAATTGGGGTCAAGTTGGGATTCATTAAAAGGCTGTCTGCCAGGTCTGATTCAACTTTTTTTCTTCCAGTGCCGTCACGGTATTCGTTCGGACTAATTAACCCAGCCTGTAGTTCTTGCATTAAGTAACGTTCGCGTTCTTGTTTTGATAAAATCAAGTAAGGAACATCAGAAGTGTCGAAGTCAATATAGTGTTCGGCATCAAGGTCATCTAGGGCGCGAGCAAGAACTTCTAAGTGGGGAGACATTGTCTCATTCCAGAAAACGCTGACTTCTTCGCTGGCGTTAGCGAATGTTCTGCCAGAAGCATTACCGATGACTGACTCGGGAACACCAAACGAAGCAAGAATTTCTTCTTTGGTGATTTGACGCATTTGAATATAGGCAGCATCTCGCGGATTTGACGAAGTATCAACGTAATCAACGCCATCATCAGCACTCACTACAGTGGTGGTTCCTACTCGGCTCATATTGCCTCGGAAACGACTTCTTAGTTCTTCCTTGTCATCTTCATCAATTTCTCCACGAAGAACTAGTAAACCGCCAGGACGACCATCGTTGAGAAGGAAGTTGCGGTTATACAGTTTGGCCAAGTTTTCAATTTCAATGGCAATACCAGCGGATTCCATCGGGGTCATTGAAAGATACGGGTCTAACGGATGCGGACGGCGAATCCATATAACATCTTCTGGCTTCATAATAATTTTATCGCCATTAGGCATGTTGACTTCGTATCCAGACACAAACAAACGAGGGTCAGGAATAGGGGAAGTGGACTGTGGAGGAAGTAAGTTTAGCCCAATCAATGTTCCATCACGGCTCTTTAGTTTTTCAACGAAAACTCCACGAGTACCAAGAAGTAACTGTGAAGATAGGCGATATCTGAAAATAAACGAGTTTTCGCCTATGTTTGATTTGGTATTCAGAATATCCAGAATCGTGGACTTGCCTTGTTTTTTCGTTACAACTTGACCATCAGGGGAGTTGTCTTTACGTAAGATGATAGGAAGACGGGCCTGATTACCAGCGATAGCGTCTATACAACGCGAAACCCAAGTAACTTTCTGCATACCTTCGCGATACGCACGCTCAATGTCCCACGGGTCCTTGTAGGAGCGACCTTGAAAACTTGGGTTTGATGAAATCGGGGAACCAGGAGGTACTGTTGCGCCCTTAATGCCGGTGGGGTTAATAGATTTATTATCGGTGCGATTCCAAGCCATATTTAATCAAGACCTAGGATATAACCGAGAATTCCACAAGTTATACCCGCTACTATTAGGCCCACGGGGGGCGATATAAGAGATGTTCCAACGCTGGTTAATAAAATAAATAATACCATTAAGACGTTGGCCATAGATGAACGAGTCAAAAAGCGTGAACGAAATAGATATAGACTGTTTCTGGAGAATAATCTTTTAAAAGTTTTCAGCATAGGAACTGTCTTGTAGCGGTGCAATATGTTGACATGCACATAATCTAATACAAATTACAACGTTCGGAGAGAACTATGACTGACTGGAACAAAGTACTGGAATATCTTGAGCCCAAGATGCCACCATACTGCCCAGAAGAACCGTCACTTACTCAAAAAGTATTCTTGAGAAGTTATTCATTAGAGGCCCTATTCGGAGGCGCGGCAGGTGGTGGAAAAGCCTGTGACATAAGTCACACTAAGATTCCAACACCAAACGGCTTCAAATTGCTGCGTGATATTCATGCAGGCGATGAGATATTAGGTCTTGACGGTAAGCCATACCCCGTAATTTATGAATCGCCAATTCAGTGCGTAGAAGGCTATAAATTCACATTTGATGACGGCTCTGAAGTAATAACGAACGACGAGCACCTATGGCTGACTTATGACGCCAGAGAACTTGAGGCATTGACCAGAAGGACACCTGAGTTTCGTGAGAAGCGCAGGGCTAGCAGAGAATCTCGCTCGCTTGTTGGTGCTGGAGTAACCAAGGGGCACACAGTAGAACATCGGGAGTTCCTATCAGAATCTCGTACGGAGTGGAACAAGGCGAATCCCACACCAGTCATGGACGCTCCACAGGGAACAGTTCGTAATACGGCTCAAATCGTCGCTACGCTCACTGTTCGTGGTGGGCGGGCAAACCACGCCATTCCTGTCTGCAAGCCGCTCCAGTTGCCCCACAGGGACCTATTAATTGACCCTTATGTTCTTGGCGCTTGGCTCGGAGACGGGTCTTCCGCCAATGGAAGCATCAGCGGCGAAGATATGGAGATATTTGCGGAGTGTGAGAAGAGTTATTCAATTAGAAACGATTATCTTGTCAAGCCCCACCCCGACAGACCTCTTTCAAAACAGTTTCATGTAATGTCGTTTGAGGGGTTGAGAAAAGACCTAAAACGACTACACCTAGAGGAGAACAAGCACATCCCGCACGATTATTTGTGGGCTTCACAAGAGCAGCGTTTGACGCTTCTTCAGGGGTTGATGGACACCGACGGTAATTGTCTTACGAACGGAACCGTTGAGTTTGTAAACACAAACCAGAGCCTGACCGAAGGGGTGGCGCACCTTGCTCGCTCTCTTGGACACAAGGTGACTATTAGAGAAGGTCGTGCCAAACTCAATGGCAAAGACTATGGCCCGACATGGAAAGTGAAGTTTCGTGCCAAGATTCAAGTGTTTCGTCTTCCCAGAAAGGCAGAGCGTCTTGAGCCGTTGTTGGACACAGAGCGACGCACTACAAACTTTCGCTACATTGTGTCTGCGGAACGAGTAGAAGCAGTGGATATGAAATGCCTTTCAGTAGGCTCACCTGACCACTTGTTCCTCGTATCGGAAGACTTCATCCCGACACATAATTCGTCCGCTCTTCTCATGTCAGCAATGCAATATATCGATGTACCAGGATATTCGGCAATTATCTTCCGTCGTACTTACGCCGACCTTGCACTTCCTGGAGCCATCATGGACCGTTTCATAAACTGGATGGGGAAATATGATGACGTTCGCTGGAATGGTAATAACTACACTGCCGTATTCCCATCAGGGGCTCGATTATCTTTCGGATATCTAAACAACCAACAGGACTACCTTCGCTACAAAGGTGCAGAATTTCAATTTATTGGAATGGATGAAGTAACAGAAATACGAGAAAATGATTATCGATACATGTTCTCCCGTCTACGCCGTCCAGCAACAGGACCTTTGGCTCAAGTGCCACTACGAATGCGTTCTGCCTGTAACCCTGCACCAAATTGGGTTCGTCAACGTTTTATCGTTGAAGGAACGGAGAAGGGGCGCATCTTCGTACCGTCTAAACTTACAGACAACCCTGGCATTGACGCTGATTCTTATCGTCAAGCACTTCAGGCGTTGGACCCCGTGGAACGGAAGCGCCTAGAAGAAGGTGACTGGTGGGCTACTACTCTGGGAACAATGTTTGACAGAACATCGGTTATTCTTCTTGACCAAAATGATATGCCAGCAATTACTTCGACCGCTCGTGCAGTGAGGTTCTGGGACCTTGCAGCAACGGAACCCTCGCATTCAAACCCCAATCCTGACTGGACGGTTGGGACATTGATGCTCTTCGACCAGGGTGTTGCGTATATTTTGGATGTAAAGAAGGCTCGTGTTCGTGGAGAAAAAGTAGAACAACTTATTGCTCAGACAGCGTATGAAGACGGACGGCTCGTTGCTGTTCGTATGGAGCAAGAACCAGGTTCTTCTGGCAAGGCCCTCGTTGACCAGTACGCAAGATATGTGTTGCCAGGACATGACTTCGGTGGCATTCGCTCTACGGGAGACAAGGTCACTAGGGCGCGACCTTTTGCTGCAGCAGTTGCTAATGGCAACATTAGGTGTTTGCGCGCTCCATGGCTTACTGACTGGATGGACGAGTTGTCATCTTTCCCCGAGTCATGTGACCATGACGACCAAGTTGACTCTGCTGTAGGTGCCTTTACACATTTAACTGGTTTGGGGTTGCCACAACGCAAAAGAATCGGTATCATCATCTAGGCAACTACTAAAAGGGGTTTGTCATGGATAATCCGATTTATGAAAGTATTGAAAATATTCGTCGTCTCATTGGTGAAATAGGTAATGAACTACTCAATATTCTTCAAGAAGATGATGTTGATTTAAAAAGCCTGTGTTCAGCAATGATTGAAATGAACTCGTTGAAGAAAGATATTGGCTACATTCATGATGAGTCAAACACTCGTTTTGCTGAAAAAATGGAAGATTCGGTCATTTTTCTTGAAGATGGTACAGAGATTGAGCGCAAACAAGGTGCCGACCGCAAAGCGTGGAACCATAAAGGTCTGGCTATTGAGGTAGCAGCAAAAATTTCCCAACTTGCCATCAATATGGATACTGGTGAAATCACCTTGACACCAGATGAGATGATGGTTAAGATGTTCGATTATGCAGCACCTTCATATTGGAGGGTTGGCGAACTAGGGAAACTTGGCATCAATGTTGATAATTATTGTGAAAAATCAGAAGGTAAAACAAGCATCCTTATTAAGAAAGGGAAATTATAATGTCATCAAATGATGAAACCCACGCAGACACAGTCGACGAGCAGATTAAATATCGTGTTGAGTCTCTCCGTTGGGATGAAGAAGAAAAAAAACGTACACAAATTGAATCAGCACGTCTTCTTGCTGAACTCAGCGAGCCATTCCCACCCGAAGTAGAACGCATTTTGCGTAAGGGTGGAACGGCCTTAACTTACATCCCCGTGAGCGAAGTCATCACACGACTTAATCGCACTTTTGGGGTAAGGGGATGGTCATCGGAAATCATTAAATGTGAACGCGATGCACTTGACCCAGAATTTATTGTCGCCCATGTGCGCCTAACCCTTGCTACCCGTTGGGGTGAGGCAGTTCAAAAAGATGGGTTTGGTGGCCAAAAAATCAAGCGAATGAAGAGTGGTGAAATTGTAGATTTGGGTGACGAATTCAAAGGTGCTGTTTCCGATGCTTTAAAGAAGGCTGCTCAACAGTTTGGTGTTGCCTTGTATCTTGCACGCTCTGACGAAGCATTGAGTTTAGAAGTTGAGCAAGATGTTATTGCTGCGGCACCAAAGGTGGACCCAGCAGTTGCTGGCCTATGGGAGCGCTTCCGTGAATCAAGCAAGACATTAAACGCTGAACAAAAAGCAGAACTAGGTAAATTTTGGGAAGAATACTCAGGTGGTGGACCCAAGCCAACGTTAGAAACAGTAAACATGAAGTCGGTTATGGCGCTCATCGAGGAGTGCACACGACTCATGTTCCCTGGTTCTGAGATTATTCATGAGTGAGCAACAAGGACCCCCATACGCTCCTCCACCATACCTTTCAGCATCATCGATGGGCACCTTTAATCAGTGTCCATTAAAATTCAAGTTTAACAAAATTGACAAAATACCAGAATTGCCTTCATCGGCGACCCTGTTAGGTAACTTCGTTCACGAAACATTGGAAGAGTTTTATGCTCTACCTTTTAACGAGCGCAATGTTCAGTCCGCCAAGATGCTTGCCAGTCAGGTATGGCAAAACGGAGATTGGGTTAATCGGATTAAAGGTTTTGTCAGGGAATCTGACGTTCATCAATTTCGTTGGTCAGCGTGGTGGTGTGTGGAGAATCTTTTTAAAATTGAGGACCCATCCGTCGTTGAGGTTAAGGGCATAGAAACAGAAGTCAACGGGCTCATTGGCACCGCTACCGTCAAGGGCTTTATTGACAGGCTTGACGGTGTTGAGAACGGCGTGTGTGTCTCTGACTACAAGACTGGCAAGACACCCAAAAAAGCATGGATGGCGGACAAATATCTGCAACTTCAAATTTATGCAACATTATTGAGAAACTTGGAAATGGCTGATGTTTCTGAAATTAAGTTGCTGTATTTAAAAGATGGCGTTATATTCAAACACGAACTTGTCGAAGAAGATTTTGACAACACTTTAAAATATGTTCAAGAAACACACGACGCAGTTCAAAAGGCATGTGAAACAGGGGATTTTAAATATAACAAATCTCGCCTATGTGACTGGTGTGCCTATAAGTCAATATGTCCAGGATGGAAAAAATGAACCAAATTAATGACGAAACATTCGCTCATCTTGTTGCAGAAGAAGTAAAAAACAAACTATCTTCATCGCAACGCGATATCTTAATGCAGGAAGAAAATTGGCAGAAATGGCAAAGATGCCTTCTTGCTTTAATCTCAAATATCGATGACCAACTTTCTGACCTTATTCATGACGAGGAAAATGACCGTGAATTATTTGATTCGATAGGTAGTCGTCGTCTTCAAACTAAAGCAAATGACGCTTATAAAGGACGACGAAATAAAATTGAACGTTTCAAATTCCATGTGAATAAACGTCTTGACCAAGTGACGGCAATGATTGAGACAGGTTCCACTGTGGAGTCCAGTGGATGGGAAGAAGTTGACTTTCTTAAAGCAGCAATTGCTAAGCA